GTCAAAACAATAACTTTGCCTGCTCCCATGTATCACCCTCCGATGCCTTTAGAGGTAAATTTACAAGATATTCAATGGCGAGTGTTGACGCCTGAATTGATGGAAGAATATTTGCAGCTCATTGAAGAAGGCAAGGCGCCTGCTGAACCCTATTACGCTTTATCAACTCAAGGTTATGAAAGTTTAAGCATGAATATGGCAGAGCTAAAAAGATACGTTACTAACGTGTTGGCTATAATAGAGTATTATAGAGAGCAGGATAAAGATTTAGAAACAGAGGAGAAGTCAGATGAGTGATGCCCCAGAAGCATACGTTTATGAGGCAGAGCTTGAAAGAGTAATCGACGGTGACACGATTGATATAACGCTTCGGCTTGGCTTCGATGTAAACTTAAAAAAACAGCGTGTACGCCTTCACGGAATTGACACGCCCGAATCTAGAACAAGAAATCTTGCAGAAAAGGCTTTAGGCCTGAAAGCAAAAGAAAGACTACAGGAGTTATGCGTTGGAAGATTCAAGATCAAGTCGCTTGGCAAAGGCAAATACGGCAGGATCCTTGGTATACCGTATGATCAAGACGGTGCTGACATTTGCAAAACACTTGTTAACGAAGGACATGCCGTTGAGTATTTTGGCGGTAAAAAACTTGCCAAAGTCAGAGACGACGGCACATGGGGAGAATAATATGAAGGATATGAGATTAATTAGTGAAGAGGGCAAGGCCCTTATCAAAAAGTTTGAGGGTTGTCCGCAAAAGGATGGTGTTTGCCATTCTTATAAGGATGCGGTAGGCATTTGGACTTGTGGCTATGGTTTTATTAAAGACGTGGATGAACACACCACAATGACTGTGGAAGAAGCAGAAGCACGTTTAGACCATGAGCTTCAGGAGTACGAAGGTTATGTAAATAACTTAATCGAGGTGCCGCTAGAGCAGCATCAATTCGATAGCTTAGTTTCATTTACCTACAACTTAGGCAGTGGTTCGCTTTCTAGCTCAACTTTAAGGCGGGTGCTAAACGAAGGAAAATACAACGAAGTACCAGCACAAATACGCCGATGGAACAAAGGCACTGTCAATGGTGAAAAAGTCGTTTTACCCGGACTGGAAAGGCGCAGAGAAGCAGAAGCGCTTATGTGGCAGGAAAAGGATTGGTATGAAGTCTGATGGAGAATCTTTCTCTTAAAGACTTTGACATCCTGTCGCAGCAGGATCAAGCGGAAGCTGTTGCTCTGCTCAATCGGTTTGAGCAGCTAAAAAAACAAGATGCTTGTCAGAAAGATTTTATTAGTTACATTAAACATTTGTGGCCAGACTTTATAGAAGGTCGGCATCACAAAATAATCGGTGAAAAATTCAACCGTATCGCGCAAGGCAAACTTAAAAGACTTATAGTCTGCTTACCCCCTAGGCACTCTAAGTCAGAGTTTGCGAGTACCTATTTTCCTAGCTGGATGATGGGCTTGCGCGGTAATCTTAAAATAATACAAACTACTCACACAGCTGAGCTTGCTGTTCGATTTGGACGTAAAGTCAGAAACATAATTGACAGCCAAGAATACAGCACGATTTTTCCAGATTTAAAACTACAGGCAGATAACAAGTCGGCCGGTAGGTGGACCAGTAACCAAGAGGGTGAATTCTTCGCAGCTGGTGTCGGCGGTGCGATAACTGGTCGAGGCGCAGATTTACTTATTATTGACGATCCGCATTCAGAGCAAGATGCCATGTCACCCACAGCTATGGAAAGCGCTTACGAGTGGTACACATCTGGTCCGCGACAACGTCTGCAACCGGGTGGGATCATTATTATTGTAATGACCCGTTGGTCTACTAAAGACTTGGTTGGCAAGGTCCTGAAAAAGCAAGGTGAAGAAAACGCTGATCAATGGGAGGTGGTGGAGTTTCCTGCAATCATGCCTGAATCTGATACACCTCTCTGGCCAGAGTTTTGGAAAAAAGAAGAACTGTTATCAGTAAAAGCATCTTTGCCCATATCAAAATGGAACTCGCAGTGGTTACAAAACCCAACAGCGGAAGAAGGATCTATAGTAAAACGTGAATGGTGGCAAACATGGGAAGGCGAGGTGCCAGCCTATAGTTACGTGATACAAAGTTACGATACAGCTTTTAGTAAAAAAGAAACTGCTGACTATTCAGCTATTACCACGTGGGCAATATTCAGCCCAGCTGATGGCGAGGCTGACCAAATTATCTTACTCGATGCAAAACGAGTGCGTGTAGATTTCCCAGAGCTAAAAAAACTAGCATGGGAGGAATACAAATATTGGGAACCAGATTGTATTTTAATCGAGGCAAAAGCAAGCGGTACGCCACTTACGCAAGAACTGAGACGTATGGGTATCCCGGTAACATCTTACACTCCAAGCCGAGGCCAAGACAAAATAGCACGCATGAACTCAGTAGCGCCCATATTTGAATCAGGTATGGTTTGGGCTACGGAAGATAATTTTGCGGATGAGGTTATTGAAGAAATGGCATCTTTTCCATATGGCGATCATGACGACTATTGTGACTCTGCTACAATGGCGTTGATGAGATTTAGACAAGGCGGATTCGTATCGTTAGACGAAGACTATCAAATGGAGGCAGATTTACTACCACGTAAACGCATGGTTTATTATTAAAACCGGCAATAAGTGTTAAACTGAAATATTATGGCTATTGAAAAAAGACAATTAGGCACACAAGACAACCCAGATATTAATGTGGGGGGCAATGCAATTGAAGTTTTTCCAGAGCCTACCAGACAAGATCAAATCCGTGAAGCAGCAGAAATATTAGTTACCGAAGAAGAAATTCTTGTTGGTGATGAAATTGATGCAGAAGAGCCGCAAGCTGACCCAACAGCCTTTGACGCAAACCTTGTTGAGTTTATAGATGACAGAGAGCTACAAAGTTTATCAGGCGATATTCTGTCTAGCATACGTCACGATAAAGAATCACGAAGTGAATGGGAAAAAACATACATTGAAGGCCTGAAGTATCTGGGTATGAAATTTGATGAAGCTAGATCAGAGCCGTTTGAAGGATCAAGTGGAGTTATACATCCGATTCTTGCTGAAGCCGTTACGCAGTTTCAGGCGCAAGCATACAAAGAAATGTTGCCGGCAAAAGGCCCGGTAAAGACGCAACTTGTAGGTCAAAGAACCGCAGAAACAGAAGCGCAAGCAGATCGAGTGCAAGAGTTTATGAACTTTTACATCATGAACGTCATGTCCGACTACGATCCAGAATTAGACATGTTGTTGTTTTATCTGCCACTGGCAGGTTCGGCGTTTAAAAAGATTTACTACGACAATGTGTTAAACCGCGCCATTTCTAAGTTTGTGTCTCCAGAAGATTTAATAGTGCCTTACGAGGCATCCGATATAAGTAGTGCGGAAAGAGTCACTCATGCAATAAGCATGTCGCGTAACGAAATTAAGAAACAACAGCTTTCTGGTTTTTACGCTGACGTAGAAATAAAATCTACCTCATACGATCCAGATGACGGTGAAGTACAAAAAGAAATAGATGAAATTGAAGGCCTTAGCCCTTCATACGCGGAAGATAGAGATCACACTGTCTACGAGGTACACACGATTTTAGACCTTGCAGGCTTTGAAGATCTTAACAAAGACGGCAACCCAACCGGGTTGAAACTTCCCTACATTGTGACAATAGACGAGTCGTCACAAACCGTCCTTTCTATTAGGCGTAATTACATAGAAGGCGATCCTTACAAAAACAAGATTAATTACTTCGTGCAATACAAGTTTTTGCCGGGGTTAGGATTTTATGGCTTAGGTCTTTCGCACATGATTGGCGGTTTATCAAAAGCATCTACCTCGATTTTGAGACAGTTAATCGATGCAGGGACCTTGGCCAATCTTCCGGCTGGCTTCAAAGCTAGAGGTATGCGCATAAGAGACGAGGATGAACCGTTACAACCGGGTGAGTTTAGAGACATAGACACCACGGGCGGATCCTTGCGCGAAAACTTAATACCGCTACCTATTAAAGAGCCAAGCAATGTTTTAATGAGCTTGTTGGGTATACTGGTCGACTCAGGCAAACGATTTGCTGCTATAGCTGACATGAATGTCGGCGATATGAATCAGGCTATGCCGGTAGGCACAACTGTGGCTCTTTTAGAGCGCGGCACAAAGGTTATGAGTGCCATACATAAAAGATTGCACTACGCGCAGCGTATTGAGTTTCAACTACTATCAAAGGTATTTAGTGAATTCCTGCCACCAGAGTATGCCTATGAAACAGGCACTGGTCCTAGAGAAATCAAACAAACCGATTTCGATGAACGCATTGATGTTATCCCGGTATCTGATCCTAACATATTTAGTCAGAGTCAGCGGATAACACTTGCACAAGAGCTTTTGCAAATGGTGCAATCAAACCCACAAGTGCATGGTCCAAACGGCATATATGAAGCGTACAGGCGCATGTATGGCGCGTTAGGAGTAGACAACATCGAGGCTTTGTTACAACCTCCACCAGATACAACACCAAGACCTATTGACGCAGGATTGGAAAATAGCGGGTTTTTAATTGGTCAGCCAGCGCAAGCTTTTGAAGGTCAGAACCATATAGCTCACGTAGAAACGCACAGGGCTTTATTTTTAACACAAGTGGTCAAAGAAAATCCGCAAATACAAGCCATGGTTATTAGTCACGTGATGCAGCATTTACAATTTTTGGCTGCCGAAATGGCGCAAGAGCAAATACCTCCAGAAACCATGGAAAGAATTAATCAGGTGCAACAACAACTGCAACAAATGCCAGTCGATCAACAACAACAATCTGCACAACAAATACAGATGTTATTAGATCAATTTGCTGCACCAATCATGGCGCAACTTAGCGAAGAGTTTTTACAGTCTATTGGTCAGGGATCAGAAGATCCTCTGGTAGAGATCAGAAAAGCGGAAGTAGAGCTGCGTGATAAAGAGCTTGATCAAGAGCAATCTCAGTTTGAGGATAAACAAAATCAAAGAGCCGAAGAGAAGCTTCTTGAGAACGAAATACAGAAGCAACGTATAAATGTGCAAAAAAACGTAGCTGATGATAAACTGGATGTTGCATTGCAAAGGTTGCAACAGCAAGCAGATCTAAAACTCCTTGAGTTAGAGCAAAAAATGAGGGGATAAGGTCAAGGAGAAATTATGACAACTAGTTACAAAAAAGAGGCAATCAAAGAGCTGAAAGCGCAAAAGAAACTAGAGCGCGAAGCAGAAGCTGAAGCACTGTCTGCGCAAATTGCAGAACAAGCAAAGGCGGATGCAGAAAGCGAAGCTCGTATTGCTAAAAAATTAGCGCGTATTGCAAAAGGCGAACCTGCCCCGGCAGAGCCAGAGCCTACACCAGAGCCTGAACCAGTCGCAGAGGAAGAAAAGCCTGTTGTGAAAAAACCAGCTGAGAAAAAGCCAGCTCCTAAAAAACGTGGGCGACCACCTAAGAAAAAGGGATAATTATGGAAGGATATACAAAGTACAAACTTAAGAAAAAAACCATTGGCAAAATGGTTGACGGCGAAATGAAAAACGCTGGCGTTGAAAAAATTGTTGACATGAAAGGCAAGGGCGCCGCAACCAAAGGGCTAAAGTTTAAAGTCAGATCTTAATGGACGATTTAACGCTGCACGACAAGATCAAAAAAGTGATCAAAGATCGAGAGTCTCAAATAAGTGAAACACTTATGTCGGGAGCATTAGAAAGTATAGAACATTATAAATTTTTGCAAGGCGAGCTTTCTGCGTTATACTATATTGAATCGGAGATAAAAGAATATAACAAGGAACTGTGACGAATGTCTGAACAAGCAAAAAAAGCAATCGTAGATGCCTACGTCGAATCCGACGATAGGGTCCTCGATCCCACCTTATTAGAAAAATCAGTATTAGAAC